CATTCTCTGCTGGGTGGTTTTGAATTGCTTCAATGCAGTCATTGAGAAACTCTGCGTCATGCTCTGTGAGCGGGTTTTCGTGATAGTCCATTATCTAAGCCCCTTCAGCTGGCGGTAAACTTGCAAAAGCCCTGCGTGGTAACCGCGTTGAAACTCTGTGTCAGCAGGGTCAACCCGAAACATATAAAGCGCGTCGTCAAGGTCGTAGACGTTACCCTTGGCAACTTCCAGCTTTGCCGCGTGGGCGCCGCGTATATAGTCGCGGTTCAATTCAACAATCTTTCCCATGCCATTCCCCCCTAGCAACAGTTGCATTCTTTAATCGGCTTGCCATTGCGGCACACGTCATCTTCATCAAAATACGTTTCAATCCGCTGTTCTGGTGTCAGTACAAAGCGGCCGCATGGTGACATGGTGTCGTCTTCAATCCAGACGCCTTCATGTTCAAACCCGCCGCGCTTTAAGTGTTCCGCTTGCAGTTGTTCAGCCATGGCGATTGCAACGCGCAACGCTTCGGACTTGTCATCACCAGACCAGTTCAATTCGTTGTGCCAGTCAATCACGCCTTCCTTGACCAGCTTGGTTGCATAGATGAAGTCAAAGCCTTCGGCCTCTGCCGCTTCCTTGTCTTCAAAGGCGAACAACTGAACGTACCATTCGTTGTCGTTGTCCAAGTCATACATGATGGACGGACAAGCATCGTTGCCATAGCTGCTATCAACCCATTCAATATTTGGGTGCGTTGTGTGGTCGTTGGCGTCGTTGCAAAGTTCTTTTATAAACATGGTTTCCCCCCTTAATGTGTGATGAATGCAACAGGCTTGGATGACTGCCAGCAAAGGCCGCAGGCTCCGCAATCTGGAACCAGAGTTTCCTCACCTTTCTTGGCTAGCTGACCAGTGGCCTTGCTAATCTGTGTTGGACATTTAAAAGCTTGTTTGTCTGCTACCATCGCGCGGGTTCTTGCGTCGTCGTCTGACAACGCGGCGAATTGGTGGCTGTAACTGCCAGACAAGCGCACGGCAAAGCGGATACCGCATTCATTGCGTAGTGTCAGCAAAGCTTGACCGATGGCACGTTCTTGGCTGTCTGTAGCGTCGGGCTGGTTGGCTGTGTATCCGTACACATGCAGGGCAGGAAACATGCCAAGCCACTTGGCCCATTGCGCGACGTAGGCGACGGAATAGAAGTCACCAAGCACATGCAAGCGAACCAGAAACCCGTTAGGGTGCTTGGCTTGGTAGTGGGCAAGGTCGGTCTCTATTTGTTCCAGCAAAGCGTCGTCAGCTTTGTAGCGCGTCGCATTCATCATGTTGTTGCCGTAGCAATCCGACCAGTGAATGCATGAACGCGGACACGTCGCGCGTTCTTCCAATGTCAGGGTGAAGATAGGAAAGCCAGACAGCTTCCCCTTTGTCACGCGCTTGCCAAGCTTGGTGTTTGTGCTGGCTTTAACAGCGCGTTCTGTCTTGCCCATGCCATCAGCAACAGACTTGACCCGAAGGCCATGGTAAACGCTACGACCAGCAAGCACGGCCATTTGTGTCTTAGTCAATTGTTTCATTTCTAAACCCTCCAAGGTTTGGGCGACGCATTGCGCCGCCCGTTTGGTTATGCGGTTTTGATTGCTTCATCAGCTTTTGCAATCAGTCGGTCATAGTCGTTAGCGTCTTGGCATGCTGGCGTGCCGATGATTTGAACGGGATTGACGCCAAGCTGGATGCAGCGACGGTGAGCAAGCGACGCATAGAATTGCTTTTCTTCGGTTGCTTTTTCCGCCGCATAACTGCCAGCTGGTGATGCCAGCCATGTATCTTGATGACGTGACCATGCTGTCATGAATGTAACCATTTCGGCCAAGTCGTCCTGCTGTTCTTGTGTGAATGTGTTGGTCATTGTGATGCCCTCCAAAGGCTTGGGCGACGCAATGCGTCGCCCGATTGCGTTAAACTTCGACGCCGTCTTGCTTAAGCGCGGCAAGCAGGCGGTTAGTGACGCGCTGCGACCTAGCGCGGCGAAGCATGGTCCGCATATAGACCTTGTAAGCTTCGATGTTGCCCTCTGCCAGATGGTAGCGCGCTACCTCAATGTGCTTTGCTGTGGTCATTGTGATGCCCTCCAAGGCGTTGTTTGTTTCGATAACCAAGCCATAGCGCAGTGGTTGCGCCTGTGTCTAGACAGAAAATGCAGTGCATAGCGTCAATGATTTGACAGGTTGCACGTCAAAGCTTTGACTGTAGTAGACAGTCATGCGGAAAGGCTATAGCTTGTCAGGGTTCAATTAGAGGGTGTTTTGAGTGTCTCAGCACACACGAACAGTAGACAGTACCGCGTGGCATTGCACGGCCAGCCTATCATGTTGTGGCATTTATGCAACACAGTGTTGCCCAAGTGCAACAGTGTGGCGTCATTGCAACGCGAAACCAAAGGAACGCGCGGCACACGCTCGCAGGCACGGGGGGGTCATGCGCGACCCGCACCCCCGCCAAGGCGCGGCCACTCTGTACATGTGTTAATTGACCTATACACGCACACAACCAAGAGAGGGCTATGACAAAGATAACCAAAAACAAGACTAGCGAAATCATTGCGCTACTGTCTGACGGGCACAGTTTGGTGTATGCCTGCGAGAAGACTGGCATAAGCCGTGCTGGCCTTTACAAGCGCATGGGCAGCGATGAGGAGCTTAGGGCTGCTGTATACACTGCGAGGGCGCAAAGCGCTGAGAAGGCTCTGGAGGAGCTTGACGGCATGTATTTAAACGCACTGGAGGGGCGGAGGAGATATGACCCAAACATTTTACGAGACTACGCCCAGCATGTGCGATGGAGAGCCAAGACTTCTATGCCTGAGCAGTACGGTGAGCAGAAGAACCGTGCTGGCGTTGAGGTCAGTGACGGCACTGTACGCATCCTGTGGGAGAGTGATTGATGGACGTTAAGATTCCTTACAAGCCCCGTCCTTTGCAGAGGGACATGCACAAGGAGTTAAAGAGATGGAATGTTTTGGTGATGCACCGCCGCTTCGGCAAAACGGTGTGGGCAGTGAATCAGTTGATAAAGACGACGTTGACTTGCCCGTTGCCTCGACCAAGGACGGCTTTTGTGGCACCTACTTTCGCGCAGGCCAAGCGGATTGCTTGGGACTATGTAAAGTTTTATGCAGGCGTTATCCCTGGTGTTCAATTCAACGAGACAGAACTACGCGCTGACTTCCCTAACGGTGGCCGTATTATGCTTCTGTCGGCTGAAAACCCTGACGCCCTTCGTGGTATTTATTTGGATGAGTGTGTCTTCGACGAGTTTGGCATGCAGAACCCTAGGGTATGGGGGGAGGTTGTCAGACCGGCCCTATCGGATAGACAGGGGTCGGCTTGTTTTCTGGGTACCCCGGCGGGTCATAACCATTTTTTTGACCTACTGGACACAGCTAAGAGCCAGATTGCTGAGGGTAGTGACGACTGGTACTATAAGATTTGCAAGGCTAGTGAAACTGGGATTGTAAAAGAAGGTGAGTTAGACGCTGCCAAGGCACAGATGACGCCTGAGCAGTACGAGCAGGAATACGAGTGTTCGTTCACCGCTGCTATTATCGGAGCCTACTACGGCAGGCTTTTAGCCGAAGCAGATGAGTCATCCCGTGTTACACGAGTGCCATACGACCCTGCGTATCCTGTGCATACCGCTTGGGACTTGGGGGTGAATGACGCGACGGCTATTTGGTTTGCTCAGGTTTTCAGAGGAGGCGCGGTCAATGTTATTGATTATTACGAGAGTTCTGGGGTTGGTCTCGACCATTATGCAGATATACTCTCAAAGAAAGATTATAATTACGGTGACCACCTCGCTCCTCACGACATTCAGGTCAGGGAACTGGGGTCAGGTAAAAGCAGGCTTGAAACGGCTTATTCGCTGGGAATCAAATTCCGAGTCATCCCCAAAATGAAGGTGGCTGATGGCATTAACGCTGCTCGTATGTTAATACCTAAATGTTATTTTGACCGCGATAAGTGTAACGACGGACTGGAGATGCTAAGGCAGTACAGGCAGGAGTGGGATGACAAAAGAAAAATGTTTAGAGACCATCCGCGCCACGATTACACCTCTCACGCAGCCGATGCTTTTCGGTATCTTGCTGTTGGTTTGGAAAATCGCACCACCTATTCTAAGCCTCCACAACAAACTGCGCTTAGTGATTACAACCCTTTTGCCATGTAGGAAAAACAGATGAGTGAAAATACAGACAGCTCTGGCGGCGACACCGTAGCGCGTCAACCTACTCGTGACCCATACGCCATAAAGGGCAAGGGGGAAAGCGCAGTAGGTGAGCTAAGGGGCCGACTTGCATCATCTAATACGTCAGGCGTCATCGGTATGATTGAGCGCAAAAGTCTTGAGAGCCAGATTAAACAACTGTCTGAATACAAAGGTGGCGCACGTCCTGTTCAGATTGAATCTGATAGCGGCAAGAAAATTACTGTCGGCGTTGTAAAGGATGGCCAGTACACAGGCAGAGCAGAGTACCGTGAAATAGCTCTTGCTGACAAAGGTTCAGGAGCAATTCAAACATCCCCGCTGAGTGCGATGGAGTTCACTGAAGAGCCTGGCTATGAGAGAGCAGACGAAACTACACCAGCACCGCCACCGCCGGAAGATATCCCAGCAGGCTTTGAATATGACGCTGCGAGTGATGAGCTTGTGGAGACATCTACTGGCAGGCGTCGCCGCGTTAAGCGTTCTGGAGCTGCTGGCACCCTCCTTGAAGGCGGAGGAGCTTTATATGAATAAATTGGAGATAAACCGTTTAATATTTAAGGAAGTCTCCGAAAGACAACTTCCTGTTTCACTAGCAATAGCAATGATGGCTAACGCTGGGGGAGAGTCTCATCATGACTTTAAAGCTCGGCAGGGTGGTAGGCACAAAGAGCTTACTGATAGTGAGTTTCTGTCTTTGAACAAAGGCGGGACAGGGTATGGCCTATTTCAGTTTGATGGTGGTCAGGGGAAGAAAGCTGCCTATAAAGCTTGGGCCGACAGAAATAACTTAGACTATGGTGCTGAATCTCAAATCCAGTTTGTCCTTGATGATATACAAGGGAAGCTGGGTGAGGGAGATGGAGTGGATATTGGCACTACAATGGGACATGGGAACAGAAAGAAGTTTTTGGCCGCGTTGCCTGCTTTAGACAGAGACTTTAAAGGTGCTATTGCGGTTTTTGCTCAGGAGTATGAAAAAGCTGGGACAATGAAAGGAACCCCAACCCAGATAACGGAAGAGATTGACCGAAGAGTAGAACATGCGCCTGACAACAATATGTTGGTAGAAATTGCAGGCAGTGTTGCCCCATACCGCCCGACAGATGACGAGGTTTTAAGTTCATCGTTGGACTATGCTATTGACCCTACTGGGTACATTATTGACACCCATCCTGGGAAAATGAAACGACCTATATCTAGTCCGAAGAGGTAAACATGAGCTTTCTGACCCCCACCATGCCACCGCCACCACCGCCACCACCGCCTCCACCTCCTGAGCCTGACATGGGGAAGGCTCGCGCTCAGGCAGAAGAATCTCTTAGACAAGCTGAGGGCCGACGCAAAGGGCGTGGTTCAACCATTGTAGCTGGAGCTTTGGGCGAAACGACAGAGCCTGAAACCGGCACACCAACATTGATGGGTTAATTATGGCTAAAGAAGCAGCAGCATTAATCAAACGGTTCGACATGATGAAGAGCCGTCGTGACAACTGGGACACTCATTACCAAGAGTTGGCCGATTACATGCTGCCGCGAAAGGCAGACATAGTTAAGAAGCGTTCTCGTGGCGAGAAACGTATGGAGCTGATTTACGACGGTACAGCTCTACAGTCTATCGACCTGATGGCGGCGTTCTTGCATGGGATGCTCACGAGTGGTGCATCTCCTTGGTTCCACTTGGACATCAAGGATGAAGCTTTTAACCGCGACGATGATGTGCGTGAGTGGTTGCAAGACAGCAGCATGCGAATGATGCAAGCGTTTCAACGCTCTAACTTCGAAACGGAAGTCCATGAGTCCTATGTTGACCTAGTAGTCTTTGGCACATCTTGCATGTTTATTGAGATGGACAAGGGCAATCTCCGTTTTAGCACTCGTCATATCTCAGAATACTACGTCACAGAAGACCAGTACGGCATGGTTAACACCGTGTTTCGTATGTACAAAATGACAGCAGCGCAAGCTGTAGAGCGGTTCGGCATCAATACTGTAGGTGACTTCATCAAGCGCACGTTTGAGAAAAAGCCGGATGAAGAAGTAGAAATCCTACATGCAGTGATGCCTCGCACAGACAGGGATGTCACAAAGCCTGACAACCTGAACATGCCATACATGTCTGTGTATGCCTGTAAACAGAGTGCGATGATTATTAGCGAAGGTGGTTTTGAGGAACTGCCGTATGTTGTGCCACGGTTCTTGAAGGCTACCGGTGAAGTCATGGGCCGTAGCCCTGCTATGACAGCGTTGCCTGACGTAAAGATGCTGAACCTGATGTCCAAGACTATTATTCAGGCAGCACAAAAGCAGATTGACCCACCGCTTCTGGTTCCAGATGACGGGTTCCTACTGCCAATTCGTACTCAGCCAGGTGGCCTGAACTTCTTCCGCGCCGGTTCTCGTGACACGATTACCCCGCTGAACACAGGTGCCAACATCCCTATCGGCTTGAATATGGAAGAGCAGCGTCGTGCTGCCATTCGTCAGGCGTTTTATGTAGACCAGATTCTTACTGCTGGCTCCCCGCAGATGACTGCGACAGAGGTTGTGCAGCGGCAAGAAGAGCGTATGCGAGTAATTGGCCCAGTCCTTGGGCGACTGATGAATGAGTTGCTTCGCCCACTAATTGACCGGGTGTTTGCTCTCATGCTTCGTCAGGGAATGCTGGCAGAGCCACCTGAGTCCTTGCAGGGTCTGGATATTGATATTGAATATGTATCACCACTGGCACGAGCGCAAAAATCCAGTAGCTTGAACAACACAATGCGCGCGCTTGAGATTCTGTTGCCTCTGGCACAGAGCCTGCCCGTGGGCGACCACATCGACCCAGATGGCTTGGTCAAGCATGTGACCGATGCCCTCGGTGTTCCCAAGACAACGCTGAAGTCACAGCGTGAGGTCAACGAAACCCGTGAAGCAAGAGCCGCAGCAGAGCAAGAAGCAATGATGCGTCAGCAGCAGCAAGAAGATGTATACACAACAGCACAGGCCGCACAGGCCGTGAGGATGGTTCAATCGTGAAAGAACTAGAAAAGCTCAAGAGCATGTACCGTCAAACTTTTGACAGTGACCACGGTGTGAAGGTCTTGAAGGATTTGGAAGCTCGCGCGAACTGGAGAGCTTCCAGCTATGTGGCTGGCGATGCTAACGCCACCGCATTTGAAGAGGGCAAACGCGCTGTCCTGCTTCATATCCACAACATGATGACACAGGAGTAACTATGTCAGAAGAAGTAGTCGAACAGGTAGCCCAGCCTGAAGGCTCTTTGCTGGAAACCCCAGCAGAGGTTGCACAAGGCGGGTCTGGTAACGATTTCTTGCAACTCGTACCGGAGGACTTGAGAGAGCATCCTAGTCTCTCACCTATCAAAGACGTTGAAAACCTTGCGAGGTCATACGTCAATGCACAGCGTTTGATTGGTGCGGACAAGGTTCCGTTGCCGGTCAATCCTACAGATGAAGACCTAGACAATATCTACGGCAAGCTTGGCAGACCTGAGTCTGCTGACGGCTATGATATCACTGTTGATGGTAACGTCGTTACGGAGGAAGTAGCTAAATCATACGCAGACATGGCTCATAAGCTTCGTCTGACCCCAGACCAGGCCAGTGGCATTCTTGAGTATTACAAGGGAATGGCTTCTGCTGCATCGGACATGACCAGTGAAGCAGAAACACAGCAGCGTAATGACACTGAAATGTCATTGCGTAAAGAATGGGGAGATGACTTTGACGCTCGTATCGAAGATGCGGGTCGTGTTGCCAAGCAGTTTGGGGGTAACGACATTCTTGATATGCGTCTTGCAGATGGGACAAAGGTGGGCAACCACCCTGATTTCATTAAAGCATTTGCAAACATGGCGCAGTTTAGGCAAAGTGTGACTCGTGAAGACACGGTTTCAGATGCGCCAATGTCAAGTGTTGCTACACGTCAGTCGGCGCAGCAAGAGATTGATGCGATTATGAATGATAAGACGCATCCATACTGGAACCACAGAGACCCTGCTGGCCGTCAACGAGCGGTAGAACGTATGCAGGAGCTTATGGGAGTCGTTCATGGATGAGTCCGAAGTGATTGGGGCGCGTCTTGAATGCCTGAGAATTGCTGTCGAGAGTGGTCGGCAGCGTGATGTTACGAACCCACACGAACTAGCTGATGTTTATTGGCAGTGGGTTTCTCAGGGTAGCGGTGGAAACCGTCCTGACGACAGCCGGAAAGACGGTGGCCGCAAGCAGGCTAGAAAAGCTAGGAGTGTCCGTGAGGGTAGCACACCGCAAAACGACAGTGCCAACTGAGAGACAGGAAGGAACTAAATTATGTCATCTCAAGTAACTACGGCATTCGTCCAGCAGTATTCTGCAAACGTGCAGATGCTTTCACAGCAGAAGGGTTCCCTCCTGCGTGATGCGGTTCGCGTTGAGAACATTGTTGGAAAGAATGCTTTCTTCGACCAAATCGGTCAGGCGACAGCGCAGAAGCGCACAACTCGCCATGCCGACACACCACAGATGGACACCCCACACGCTCGTCGTCGGGTTTCCCTCGTAGACTATGAGTACGCTGACCTGATTGACGAACAGGATAAGGTTCGCATGCTCATCGACCCAACCTCGTCTTACGCACAGGCAGCAGCCTTTGCTATGGGCCGCGCAATGGATGACGAAATCATCTCTGCTGCTCTTGGCACCGCGTTCACAGGCGAGACCGGCTCCACATCGACTGCACTTCCTGCTGGTCAGCAGATTGCAGACGGTGGTGCTGACCTGACCGTAGCGAAGCTGCGTGAAGCGAAGAAGATTCTCGACCTGTCGTCGGTTGACCCTTCCATCACACGGTACATCGCTGTAGGCCCAGAGCAGATTGATAACCTGTTGTCTGACACAAACGTCACCAGCAGCGACTTCAACACTGTGAAGGCACTCGTACAAGGTGAAGTTAACCAGTTCATGGGCTTCAACTTCATCGTCTCTAACCGTCTGTCGAAAACTGGCGACATCCGCTCTTGCTTTGCATGGGCTGAGGATGGTCTGGCTCTGGCGATTGGCAAAGATGTAAATGCTCGGATTGATGAGCGTGCCGACAAAGGCTACGCAACTCAGGTCTACTACTGCATGAGCATCGGCTCCACTCGCATGGAAGAAGACAAAGTTGTCCAAATCGACTGCGACGAAAGCTAAGGGAGTAGAGCGCTATGACGACAAAAAACTCGACCCTAGTAGCTAACTACGAAGCTACTCCTCAAGTCGCTAACGATGCCCACGAACTTCACGGTGTTCTCCGTGTGGCTCAGGGTACTGTTGCTCTGGCCGCTGGTGACAGCACAGACAACGACATCGTGATGCTTGCACCAATCCCAGCCAACGCTGCAATCACTGCTCTTCGCATTGGTTCGGACAGCCTGGGCGGTTCATGCACATTTAATGTTGGCATCTACACCACTGCTGGTGTTGTGAAGGATGAAGACTTCTTCGCAACTCTGGTAGCTGATGAAGCTGGCATGACCGATGTACGTTTCGAGGAAGCCAACATCAACACTGCTGCACAGCAGATGTATGAGATGGCTGGTGACTCAGACGCCACTGAAGGTTACTACTACGTTGCTGCTACTTTCTCAGCAACTGGCGGAACCGCAGGCGACATGAGTTTCATCATTGAATACGTCGTAAACTAAACAGAGGGGGCGGGAAACCGCCCCTTCTTACTTCTGCTCCGGGGGAAACGAGGGTGGAGTTCAATCGAGATTTCAGATACGACTTAAAGGTAGGCCAAATGGCTGAGAGTTGGTTAGCGGACGTGTTATCGTCTAAGACCATTGAGATAAAGAGGGACTTCAAAGCTTCACGAACCGGCAGGGTGTTTGTGGAGTTTTTTTCTAGGGGGAAACCGTCAGGCATATCCAAGACGGAAGCAGATTTTTGGGCGTTTATCATTGACCACGAAACTGTGATAATATTGCCCACAGAACGCCTCAAAGCGATGGTGGAGACAGCAAAGCACGAAGGCAAGATTTGGAAGGGCGGCGATTCGAATACAAGCGAAGGCGTCCTGATTGATTTGGAAAGGTTAGTGAAGTAATGCCATCCGTAGTGGACATCTGTAACGAAGCGATGGACTTGCTGGGCGCAGCAACCATCACAGCCTTGACAGAAAACTCAAAGGAAGCGCGACTGTGTAACCGTCGGTTTGAAACTGTGCGAGACGCTGTCCTACGGGCGCATCCTTGGAATGCAGCCATCACCCGCGCATCTCTTGCAAAAGACACTGACGCGCCTGCATTCGGCTTCACCAGCCAGTTTACTTTGCCCACAGACCCATACTGCCTGCGCGTTCTATCCTTTTGGAATAGCAACGTGGACAGCGAGATTGCGGCTTACGACAGCCAAGTCATGTATAAGATTGAAGGTCGTAAAATCCTAAGCAATGAAACCTCGTGCAAGATTACTTACCTAGCTCGTGTCACTGACACAGAGCAGTATGACTCGCTGCTTTCAAACGCCATCGCACACAAGCTTGCGGCAGAAACAGCGTATGCAATCACTGGTAGCACCAGCGTAAGTCAGAACATGCAGCAGTTGTATGACTTGAGATTGCGTGAAGCTCGTTCAATTGACGCCATGGAAGGGTACCCAGACCAGATTATTGCTGATGATTTTGTGAATATTAGGTTCTAGTCATGGCCCGTGTTTCAACTATTGTCACAAACTTTCAAGCTGGTGAGTTCTCTCCGCGTCTTGAGGGTCGTATCGACCTAGAGAAATACGGCAGTGGCGCACAGAAGCTAGAGAACATGCTTATATTCCCACAGGGCGGGATAACCCGCAGGCCTGGGACAAAGTACGCTGGCACGTCTAAGGACGGCGGCAAGGTTCGCTTGGTTAACTTTGAGTTCAGCGACGAACAGGCTTATGTCCTTGAGTTTGGTGAGAACTACATTCGATTCTTCAAGGATGAGGGAATACTTACAGAGGCGACGAAGTCCATCACTGGGGCTACAGTAGCCAATCCTGTTGTGATTTCTTCAGCCGGTCATGGTTATTCAAACGGTGACAGAGTCTTCATCAAAGATGTGTCCGGCATGGTTGAGGTAAACAACCGTGAGTTTACTGTCGCCAATAAAACCACTGACACTTTCGAGCTTTCTGGCGTGGATGGTACAGGCTTTGGCACATATACCAGTGGCGGCACATCAGGCAAGATTGTAGAGGTAACAACGACATACACAGAAGCTCAAATCTTTGAGCTGAATCACGTTCAGTCTGCCGATGTTTTGTACCTAGTCCACAAGGACCATGAGCCAGCCAAGCTGACTCGCACCACGGCTACCAGCTTCACGCTAACTGACATTGATTTTGTTGATGGTCCCTACCTAGACGAAAACACCACAGACACAACAATCACAGCCAGCGCAAACTCTGGAACAGGTATTACCCTGACAGCAAGCGCAAGCTTGTTTGAGGCTGGACATGTTGGGGCCATATTCCAGTTTCGAGAGGTCATTGAGATTGGTCACGATGCTTGGGCCACCGGCACAACATACGCGCAGAACGACCAAGTGCATTTTGGTGGGAATCTTTACAAAAAAACCAACTCTGGTAATGACGACGGCGGGAACCAGCCTCCGGTTCATCTCGACGGCACAAAAACTTATGGTGATGTGGATTGGCAATATCAACACAGCGGCACTGGATTTGTAAAGATTACCGCAGTTGCAAGCGGCACATCGGCAACAGCAGATGTTCAGGAACATAACTTCCTTGTTCTGCCAGCGGTTGCAACGGCAGGTACGACACAGTGGTCTGAGGGTTCGTTTAGTGCCAAGCGCGGCTTTCCACGCGCCGTAGCGTTCTACGAAGAGCGTTTGTACTTTGCTGGCACGACGCACCAACCGCAGACTATCTTTGGCTCAAAGACTGCTGACTTTGAGAACATGACGCCTGGTCTTAACGACGATGATGCGATTAACGTGACAATCGCTTCTGACCAAGTAAACGTCATCAAGCACATGATTCAGGGCCGCTTCTTGCAGCTCCTGACCAGTAGCGCGGAGTTCACACTGTCAGGCGGAACAGGCAGCACACCTGTTACACCATCTAACATCAACGTCCTTCGTGAAACCACATTTGGTTCATCTACAGTTCGTCCTATCCGCGCCGGTTCCAGCACTATCCTCATCCAGAAGGGGCAGGAGAAGGTCAAGGAAGTTACCTTTGACTTGGACACTGACGGTCTTGTTGGGCGAGACTTGACCATCCTTGCAGAACATATTGCGCGAGGTGGGCTAACAGATATGATTTGGCAGCAGGAACCTGAGCTTGTGCTTTGGTTCGTGCGTTCCGATGGCACATTGGTCGGCCTTAGTTACGACCCGCAGAACAAAGTCATTGGATGGCATAGCCACCCGATGGCAGATTCTGGGATTGTTGAGAGCATTACAGCAATTCCGTCAGGCGCAGAAGACCAAGTCTATTTGTCCGTAAAGCGTACCATCGACGGTTCGACAGTCCGGCACATCGTCTTCATGGAGCAGATTTACTTTGGGACTGATGTTGCCGATGCGTTTTATGTGGACTCAGGTCTGACATACAGCGGAAGCGCGACTAGCACCATCACTGGTTTGCATCACCTTGAGGGTGAGACTGTACAAATCTTGGCAGATGGTGCCACTCATGAAGACAAGACAGTCAGCTCCGGTGCTATCACTCTAGACCGAAGCGCATCCAAAGTTCACATAGGATACTCTTACAACTCTAACGTCCAGACTCTCCGCATGGAGGGTGGCGCAGATGATGGTGTATCTCAGGGTAAGATTAAACGTATTCACGGTGCCACTGTACGATTCCTAGACACAGTTGGCGCAGAGATTGGCCCTGATGAGGACAACCTAGACAGGTTGCCATTCCGCGACAGCAGCATGTCGATGGACGAAGCTATTCCTATGTTCGACGGCGACAAAGAGATTTCATTCCCATCAGGGTATGACAACGACGCGAGGGTGTTCATTAGACAGACGCAGCCACTGCCGATGACCATCTTGGCGGTAATGCGGAGGTCTAACACATTCGATGCTTAATATACGTCCATTTACGCCTCAAGACGTACACAACATTAACTTGGACTACCCGTTCCCTAGCGGCTCCCGCGATGGGTTACTCAGCCACAGAAACATTGTGGCCTTTACCCTAGAGGACGAAGGCACCGTTTTAGCTGTCGGCGGTGTACATGTTATGTGGTTTGGTGCTGGCGAGGCGTGGGTTTTGGTTTCTCCCGATTGCCTAGACGTACCGTCATCCTTTGCTCGTTATGCAAAACGACAGTTTGATAGTATATTGCAAGAAACGGAACTGCGAAGAGTACAGGCCAGCATCCATGTAGACGACCAACGGGCGTATAGGTTTGCACAATGGCTTGGCTTTGAAGACGAGGGCATTATGCGTAAGTACGGAGCCGATGGCGGAGACTACTATAGAATGGCGAGGGTGCAATGACTCCTGAAATTATTGTAGGAGCGCAAGCCGCTGGCAGCATTATGAGCTTTAAGGGCATGCGTAATGCTGCTCGGTCTGCGGAGCAAGTTGCTGAATACAACGCTCAAGTTGCTGAGAACGAAGCTGTTTTGCTTAGTAGAGCAAAGCGAGACGAAGAGCGGAATTTACGCAAATCAAGTGCGCGTCTTGTTGGCTCTCAAGTCACAGCTACAGCAGTCGGTGGTGTTGAGCTTTCTGGAAGCCCTTTGATGGCCCTAGCAGACACATACTATTCGACTGAGTCTGAAGCGGCTCGTATTAGATACGCCGGTGAAATTGAACAAATACAGAAGACTTCTGAGGCTGACTTGACAAGGGTTCAAGGTCAGGCACGTTCCGCAGCTATAAAAACAGAGGCATATGCAACTCTTCTTGGCGATGCCACTTCCGCATACAGCACCTACAAAGCTATAGGGTAGATTATCCATGCCAAAGATTCCTCTATATAATCAAGGGCTTGGGCCAAAGACAAGAATGGCTACAGGTAGTCTTTCTCCGAGAGCAAGTTCTTCTGCGTTTGAATCAGTCGGATTCGCTCAAGCAAAGCTTGGGCAAGCAATAAGCGATGTTGCACAAGTAGCCGCGAAGTTTGAGGAAGAACGTCAGAACGCTGAGAACCAAAAAATTGCAGATGAGTATTCGTCTAAAGTTCGTGACGGTTACAAGGAACTGAACAGCAGGCCAATCTCTGATGTCGATGAGTATCGCGCCGAAGAAAATGTTTTGCGACAGCGTCTTATGGGCGACATCGACAACATTGGCAAGCTTGGAACCAGGCAACGCAAGGCTCTGAAAGACTCTATTGGGAAATACGCTAACCTGTTCGCCATCGAAGGGGAAGGCAGCACATTCAAGAGATTTCTGAATGATGCTTCGGAGACGGCATCAGCAACCTCCGAGAATATGTTGAGTGACATAACCTCTGGCACAGTTCCCCTGTCTGTCGGTTTAGAGAAGTACAGCGACTTTCATGACGCTATGACAGCCCGTGGCATTTCTCTTTCAAGGACAAAAGAGCAGTTCAAGTTTGAAGCATTGGCCCGTGATGTAAACATGATGGCTCAAGATGATGACATGAGCTTTGATGTCTTGAACGAGGTCAACAAAACCATCATGCGTGGTCAAGGTGACTACGAAGGTTTGGATGTCTCAGAGCGTGGCAGACTTTCAAGCATCCTGAATGGACGGATGGAGTATTTGGGTAGCCAAGCATTGGTGAAGGCCCAGTCTGAGTTTGATGATGCGCTTGCTACCGTCTCAAAGAACGTCACGAGTTTTTCTGCTTTCTACTCCGCCCAAAGAACAGCTATGCAAGCGATAGAAACGTATGAGAAAGCTGGGCAATTTGAAAAAGCCAGTGCCATGCGGTTAGAGCTTAACGTGACAGAGGAGGTTTCGTCTGCGCGAGACAGGCTTGCGTTTGCCAATCCATCCGCCACTAATTCTTACTTGCAAGATTTGCGCGACGAAGAGCTAGCCATGCGTGGGGAGCCGGGGCAATTTGAGCGTGATTTAAAAATCACCAAGGCTGAAGAGTTTTTCAACAACAGAGCGTCTGTATTACAGCAAGACCCAGCAGCTTACGTCACATCTATTTTAATGGAGAGAAACGGCAAGCCTCCTACTCGTGACGAAATAGCGTCGTCTCAGTTAAAAATGGGGTTTGATGAGACAGATTTGAGGGTCATAACTAACGAGCAAGCGTCTATGATTGTGCAGTCAGCTAACGATGCCCAGTCGCCAAGGGAGCTTGCGAAGGTTATGTCTGAGGTTGGCTCTAAATATCAGACTCAGACCATACGGCAACTCAAGTCCGCCGGTCTAAAGCTGTCTCAGATTTATGTGTCTCAGTTTCCTGACAGCCCTATGTCTATGAACTTGTTTAACTCTGGATTGCCAGAGGCCCTGAAAATACAAGTGACACCAACAGCGCGTCAGCTTGTTCGTCAGCAAGTAATTAATGCTCCTGTCGTCCAAGGCCATTTGAAGTCTCTGCTAGGCGGTGGCTATGCCGACTTCATGAACAGAGCGATTAAGGGTGCAAGCTCAGATACCCGCGCCACCCAGGACAGTCGTCAGCAACATGTTGACATGCTTACAGACCTGACGCTGTTTTTGATTCAGCAGGACAACAAGGTCGTTACTGGTGATGCGGGTGACAAAATAACAAAGGATGAGATGAAGAATTATGCCGACAGTGCAGCTTCTATGCTCAGTGAAAGGTTCTCGTACATTGACGGAAGCGAGTTTGGCAACTCAAACACATCCCTGCGTATTGAGGCCCACAGAGTGGCAAACAAACCTCAGATTGTTCTCGGCCTTAAAAGAGAGGTTCGTAATCTTGAAATTGACGGAGTCTTTTATGAGGACACGCAGTTTGAAGAGGGAACGACTGAGTACGAACTTCAGAAGCAGGAGTATTTTAATCGCGTCAAAGCAAACTACGGATGGATTGCATCCAATGACGGGGAGTTTGCAGTTCTTGTAGACGAGTCCGGTGGCGTTGTGTTTGAAGGAACTGAGTTCGGGCCTCAGCCAATCATGCGTTCGTTTGATTCAGCGTCTGTGTCTGCCTCCCAAGTGTTGGTAGACCGCGAGAGAATTTCTCAAGAGATTAAAACCCTGACTGCCCAACGGCAGGAAATATTGAGAAACAGACCCCGCGGCGGCGGGGCTTTGGCTGGAGTAAGAAACACACCTCAATACGATGAAATGATTGCTGAAAGAGACAGAGCAACTCAGGCCGCAGAAGCGTTGCAAGCAGAAATAAACGAGTTACGACGCAGTAGGGTTCAAGCTAGATGACAAGCATACTGTTCCCTGAAATCAGCACTGACACGTCGCATGTTCGAAACTTCTTTCGGGACACTCCGTCCAGTTTGGGTTCTGTGTTGCAAACAGAGTTTCTGGCGGCAGCGAACTTTGGTCCAGAAGCTTTGGAAACGCTTGGCACATACGGCATACGTCAAATTTTTGACGACAACCTGTTGTCAGTGGAAGAGTACGCTGAAAGCCCTTATTTCAGAGAAGGGTTGCAGATTCCTGAGTCCGGCATAAAGGAAAGCCTTGCTCAAAACTTGGCAGAATCTTATGACCGTCGTTTCCGTAGAAATCTAGTTCTTTCACGAGCTAGGTCTGGTTTTGGCGTTTCTGCGTTACGTTTCGGAGCTGGCATTGTCGGCAGTGTCCTTGACCCAATTAACATTGGGGTAGGTGTTTTTGCACCAGTAGCTGTTGGTATGAATGCTACAGCAAGAGCGGCTACCATAAAGGCAACATCAGGTATAGCCACACGCTATGGCAAAACGGCTGGACGGTTTGCTTCTGGTGCTGGAGAGGCAGCTTTGGGTGCAGCGGCAGTTGAGCCAATTCTGTTTGCAGGCTCCCAGATACAGCAAGACCCTGCCTACGGTCTTTACGATTCACTCATAAACGTGACAGTAGGCGCACTACTAGGCGGCACAGTAACTGGAGTCGGGGGCAAGTTTGCCGACGTTCTGAAGAGGGCTAACCCAGAGACAATCCAGCAAGCATACCAAGCGGCTACATCGCAGTTAGCAGAGGGAATCCCTGTGCGTGTTGATGCAATATTTGATGCTGATAGTGCTGTTAGCCCGTACTTAAGGGCCGAAGGAGTTGTCAAGAGGAGCCAGCGGGAGATTGATGAGTTATCCGTTGTGCCTGACAAAAGGGTACTGCCACCCGCGTTGCAAAAGCATAATGCAAAGGTTGAAACCCTGATTTCGTTTATTAAGAATCAAGGCAAGATTGACCCTGACAGCATTGGTGTTGCTGATTTAAAACGTGCGTTAGACAAAGGTTCGTTTGGGGTTCTAAAAAAAGGCGGGATTCGGTTTGAGGAAATGGTTGAACGGGCGCAAGCCGAAGGGTTCTTCCCTAACAAAATAGACGCTTATGATTCTGACGTTGATTTTGATGATTTTATATCCGCCCTTGAGGAGAACCCCACTAGCTTCATAGACCCAGCCGCTCAAGAGAAGCAAGCCGCCGCAGAACTTTATGACCGTGTAAAGGATTTGGGCATACAACCTAGGGGCATGACTGACGAGCAGTTATTTGAGGAGATATTCCGCCGCGAAGACGCTATGACCGAAGAGGAGTTCAGACAGCTAGACGGAGAGCCACGTTCAGGGATTACGCAAGAGCAATTGAATACTGAAATAGACGCTATCGAAGAGATGTACGAGCGTGGTACTGGTGTAAACTACTTCGATGATTATGCGGCGGAATTGGAGGAGCTGTCTGTTAGTTTCAAAGAGCGAGTAAGCACAGACGATTCGTCTGTTAAAGCTTTGGAAGAAGACTTGGACAGGTTGGAGACGCAGATTATTGCATTGCGCGACAATGGCGTGTTGGACGACAACGATTTGTCCATCTTGCAAGAGTTTGATGATTACATACAGCGTATTGATGAGATGGGGCCAGCCATTCAGGCAGGCGCAAGTTGCGTGATAAGGACTAAGCCTAATGACTGACAACTGTGTAGGTGTAATAAGCGAAAAGCTTTTGCAACTTGGCCTGTCACTTACAGAGTCTGAGCATAAAGCCTTGATTAAGGAAATGCGTAGACAGATTAAGTTTCGCCCGATTCTCTCAAAGGCTGACGAAGACAGAGCTTTTAACAAGGCCCTTGATGTCATCAATCAAATGAGAATGCAGGCTAGGCAGGCAAAGCGAGAAGCTTTGTTGCGAATGGTTCGTCGCAAGTCTCTGAATGAGGACATTGCTAAATACTCTCAAGGCGAGATTGTAGACTTGTTTGGTTCATTCAGGAAACTGAGCCAGTCAGACAGAGAAGCGCAAGCCTATCAAGCATCGCTCTTGGGTTCATCTCAGTTCGTCACTGGGGCGCGTGACAGTGCTGCGAGTGGTGTTGACAGTCTTACACAGGCGAATGTTAGCGCATTAATTTCCGGCCTTAAAAAGAAGGGAGACCACTTAGAGTCAGCCCTGAGAAAAGGCACATACGATGAGCAGCTTTTCATTTACGCAATGAACAGAGAAGCAGACGTGCCGCAAGACGTTAAAGATATTTTTGACGTTATAGACGGTGTGTTGAACGGTTTGAGGGAGAGGAAAAACCGTGCGGGTTCTTTTATCGGCAGGCTTGAAGGGTTTCTTGTACGTCAACAACACGACTCTGAGCTGATTAAAAAGACGAACTTCAACGAGTATAAGGATGACTTTCTCCGGCTGGTTGATAGGGATAAGACTTTTGGTGAAGGCGCAAGTGCGGCTGACATAGATGAAGTCGTGCTTGACCTGTACAACAGGTTCTCCGCTGGTAGCCACTACAAGGTTGACCCTGGGGACGAAGGCTTGCCATCGACAGGGCAAGGGATGAACCTTGCAAAGCGACTCAGTCAAAAGCGTCAGATTCACTTTGCGGATGGCGCGAAAGCGGCTGAGTACGCCAAGAAATATTCTAGAGGCTCTGTCTTCGATAAGGTCATCAATCACCTTGAACACGATGCCAAGACAGTTACGTTGCTAGAAAAGTTTGGGCCTAACCCAAAGGCGATGCACGAACAAATAAAGCAAGACATAGTGGTAAGGGCGCAGCAGCGTGGAGAAACTGTTTCTGATGGGCGTTTGAAGGCACTGGACAGCAGCTTTGCCAAGTTAAACGGGGAACTGGATATACCGGGCAGTCACTCCTTGGCCCATGTAGGATTTAGTCTACGCGCTCTTGAGAGCATGTCTAAGCTCGGTGGTGCTGTTTTGTCTGCGTTTCCCGACATCGTTTTGAAGGGTGCCACGCTCAATAGAATGACTGACATGGGCTTCTTTGAGTCATACATCACTGCATTCCGCGGGGCATTGGGGCGTCTCCCAGCAGGAGAACGAGAGTTTTTCGCTGAGATGACCGGCGTTTACTCTGACACGGCTCTTGGCTCGGCATACAGAAGAGCTGGAGCAATTGATGGGATGCCTGGACGGGTAGCAGGACTTCAAGAACTGTTTTTCCGTATTAACCTTCTTCAAGGTTGGACTGTTAACAACAAGGCGGGAGTTGTTTCTGCGTTCACATATTACTTAGGAAAGTTTCGCAACACTGACTTTGATGCCTTGCCCCCTAAGACACGCCGCACGTTGGAGTTGTTCAATATAGACGCTGAGGATTGGTCTTTAGTTCGTCATATGGAGACGCTTGAGTCTTCCAGCGGAAAAAACTTTGTCACTGAGGGGGGTGTTGCAAGCATCCCAGACGAAATTATTGACGCAGCAATCTCACGCAGGATGGGAATTACTGACGTTACGGATACCATTAGGCAGTCATTCAAAGATGGCTTGTCATCAAAGTTTCGCACCATGAACTATGATTTTGCTGAGTCAGCAGTTGTGACCCCTGGCAAAAGAGAGCAAGTGTTGATGACCTTGGGTACGCAGAAAGGCACAGTGCTTGGCGAGTTTGTTCGCATGGTCACGCAGTTTAAAGCGTTCCCCGTCACCGTTATATCAAAGCAACTTTTGCCAGAATACTACGCGGCAGGAGGCGGTGCGCGAGGTGCGGCAGCTTTAGTTCCTATGATGGTGCTTGCTACAGGATTCGGATATTTGTCAGGTGCCGCAAAAGATTTGGCTAAGGGCAGAGAGCCACGCGACCCGACCAATCCAGACACTTGGAAGGACGCCATGCTTCGCGGCGGTGGCCTTGGCCTGTTTGGTGACTTCATGTTTGCTGAATACAGCCGCTTTGGTCGTAGTTTCCAAGAGGAACTGTTTGGGCCAGGCCTTAACACAATAGGCGACACACTTGCTTTGGCTCATAGAGCGGCCACAACAGATGGTGTGGATGCTGGGGATGTGTTCAGGCAAGTCAAGGCAATCACGCCTGGCGCAAACCTTTTCTACACAGAGGCCGCGTTCAATTATTTGTTTTTTTACGGCCTTATGGAAAGTTACGACCCCGGATACTTGGCTAGAATGCAGCGCATACGCGAAAGAGACTTTGAACAGGACTTCTGGCTTTCGCCATCGGCGTCTGCTGTGCGGTTTGATTAGGAGTGTTTTTGCGGTATAACATACCGAAGGAGTGACAGATGACAGTCAGCAGTACCACAACCAAAAACAGCTATGACGGTGATGGCATTCAGACCGTCTTCGCCTATGGCTTCAAAATCTTTGACGACGATGACATTCAAGTCATTCTTCGTAACACGACTACTGGTGCTGAGACTGTACAGACCAAGACCACACACTACAGCGTTTCCAACGTAGGCAACGCAAATGGCGGCAATGTCACATTCGTTACAGCCCCGACTCAATCACAGACTGTTGTTTTAATCCGTGACACAGCACTAACACAGGCAACAGATTACACTCCTAACGACCCATTCCCAGCGACAGCTCACGAAGACGCGCTGGATAAGCTGACGTTTTTGGTTCAGGAAGTGCAGGAAGAGCTTGACCGCTCAATCAAGGTTTCCAAGACCAACACTATTGCATCATCTGAGTTTACGGTTGGTGCTACCGCTCGTGCGAACAAGGTCTTCGCATTTGACAGTGACGGAGATTTGTCGGTAACGCAGGAGATTGGCACGTTTCAAGGCTCTGACGCGACCACGACAACGGCTGCTTACAAAGAGCGTGACTTGGTCAAGTCAACCACAGCATCAGAGCTCAATAACGTATACATCTGCGTGGCCGACAGTGTTATTGGCGATTTGCTAACCGACACAGACCATTTTGAACTGCTGATTGATGCAGTATCTGCTGCTACCAGTGAAACTAACGCAGCAGCCAGTGCTACAGCAGCAGCCCAGAGTGCTACAGACGCGACGACAAATGGCGCGGCGCAGGTCACACTGGCTACCGCGCAAGTAACCTTGGCAACCACACAAGCTGGGAATGCCCAATCATCGGCCACCGATGCTCAGGCCAGTGAAGATGAGGCGGAAGCGTGGGCGCAGAAAACAGATGGTGAAGCTGTAACCGGAGAGGGTTATTCAGCCAAAGCCTGGGCTACAGGCGGCACAGGCGTCACTGACGCATCCGGTTCAGGCTCTGCTAAAGAGTGGGCAACAGACACAACCAACACCTGTGATGGCACAGAG